CTTACAGCAGGGGGAGGGGGGGGGGGGGGGAGCCGATGCCCCCGCCGATGATGCTGCCGGTCTCGATGCCCGGATCCGCGGGCGTGGCCGCGCTGGGCTTGCCCTTGATGGCTTCGAGGGTGACCGTCTCCACGCCGGTGCTTGAGTTCAACGCGTACCGGGCCACGATGAGATCGCATCGTTTTTGCCCTTGCGAGCCGGATTGGATGTTCACGTCGGTCGGCGCGGCGATGTAGATCTGCCGGCCCTCGACCACGAGGTCCCATGCTGGGATGGTGATGTTGTTCGCATCCTTCGCCGTCGGTTTCATCGTCCAATTCCGGGTTTTCAAAATGTATCCGCTTCGGCCGAGCATGGCGGCGTGCATGAGCGCGTCATGCTTCGATTCCACGTGCGGGTCGTCGCCGCCGTGCGAGCCGGTTACAAGCAGATTTGTTGCCATGATCACTTACCTTCCGCGTTGAGGGACTTGTTGAGCCAGAGGTCATAATCCTTGTCCTGATTTTCGGCCAACTGTAGGTACTGCTGGTAGTCGGATTCGCAAAAAAGGATTTTCCTCTGGTTGCCGTTGCGGTCGACGCGCGTGACCTCGTGCCAGTTGGGGCTGGCCGTCGCGTTGGGCAACACGTATTCTTTGTTGACGCACGAAGGCCGATCACAGGAGTAGAGGGTGATGTTGGGCTGTTTCGGCATGATGCTCCTTTAGTCTTGTTCATCGGGCCAACTGTATTGGCCGGCTTCGTATCGGATGGTTGGTGTGCCGTTGGCGAGTTTGACGGTGATGCGCACGATGGGGCTGTCCACGCTGACGCCGGTCAGCGCATCGTAGGCGCGCACATGGTCGTCGATATGCAGGCCAAGGTTCTCGGGGATCGTCAAATCGACGGTGCCCTGTTTCCACATGTCCTTGAGCTTGTCCCTGGTCTGGTCGGACAATTCGGCGCCTTCGGAGGATGTGAGCTCGTAGATCTGAGCTATCTCCCGGTCGCCGGTCAGAGTCTGGGTCTGGGAGATGTTGCCGGACGCATCCGCATACCAGTCGCTGCGCGCCCTGTTGCGCAGCTGGCCTTTGCCCAGGCCCGTGAGGTGGTTGACTTGGGTCCAGATGCGTTGCGCCTCGAAACTGATGCGCTGGTCGCTGTCCGCGTCGCCGTACGTGTCGGCGGCGACCGCGCGAATCCGGCAGCGTCCAGCGGTGTAGGTCAGGTCGAGTCTGGCTCCCTGCGCGGTGAGCATCATGCGCAACCCGTCCCACGCGGTAATGTACCGGCGGAACGAATAGTTGCTGAGGGTGATGCCGCTCGTTTCCGAGGGCACGTCGAACACCGTGGACAGTCCGATCCGGCTGATTATCGTGCGGATGATGTTGTTGGCGTCGCCGGAGACCGTGAGCCGGTCGGTGCCGGGGTCGGGTTGGAGGATCTTGCCTGCGAGCAAACCGTGCCATGTGCGGCCGGTGAGCGTATACAGGGCATGCCCGTCATCCACAGTGATACGCACCGCGTCGACGCGGCCTCCGAACTCGGTGCCTTCCGCCCCGATGTAGCAGCCGTCGGAGAGCAGCAGTCCGGGGGTGGAGTGAGTGAGTTCGAAATCATTCTGCTCGTCGCCGTACTGCAGGTCGAGTGCGGGGGAGACGAGTTCGCCCTGCGGCACGTGAGCGGTATTGGTCCAGATCAGGTCCATGGCAGTCCCGTCTGCTCCAACCAGTACTCCACGTCGAACCCGAACGATTCATCCCATGAGACCTGCTGCAGTCCCGGCGGGAGGGTGGCGAACGCGTATTCGTTGGAGGCCTGGTCGCGATGCGTTTTGTCGAACACGTTGGTGATGTCGCCGTTGGCGGCGACCATCACAGCCGTGCGTGGTGAGCCGGTGCCGTCGATGATGAGGTAGCCGCCGGATGGGACGCTCACGTCGGCTATCACCTTGTTGCCGCCGATGATGATGCTCGGCGTAGAGACCGGCCCGTAAATGGTGAGCCTCATCCGCGAGGGCAGGGCGGATTGGTTGTCGATGCTGCTGACGTTGTGGGTCGGCGCGTAATCGTAGCGATAGTCGTAGGGATAGTCCTTGCCTCTGTTGTAGCGGGCCGTCGACCGGTTGAAGCTCTGCCTGACCGGTTTGTGCCACACCCCGTCAAGCAAGGCGACCGTGAAATCGCCGCGCACGAGCAGGGGTGACGTGTAGTCAGGTTCGTGGCCGACCACGAGGCAGGTCTGTGACCATCCGTCCACCGTGATGACGCCGGGTTTCGCGGCATCGTTGAGGTAGGCGTACATGTCCGCGTCGAACAGTTCCTCGGCCTTTTCGAGCGCCGGGATACCGTAGACGAGCCCGGTGACCTTGACGGTCTTCGCGGGCCGCGTGGCCTGCAATGACCGGTAGCCGAGCTCGAACTCCCACGTGCGGGTGCGTAGCTCCAGGATCTGTCCGCACATGATTCCCTCCGGGTCGGCGAGATCAATCACGGTTCCGGCGCGGTTTGACGTGTAGGTGAGCGTGTGCATCATGTGCGCAAAGCCTCCTTGGTGAGCCGCTGTAAGTCGCGTTTGCCGAGTTGCGGGGCATACACGCTGATGATTGGGCCGATCTGCTCGCGGAAGGAACGTATCTCCTCGATGACGCCGCTCACGTCGATATCCCGGCCGGAGAACGATTCCTTGGGTATCTGCCGGCGGTTCATGGCCGCGTATGTGTCGGCGCCATAATATGCGACGGATTTCACATTGGACACGAATTCGCCGCTCTTGACTCGCGCGTTCGCCAACGTGATGTTGTCGCCGCCCGTAGTGGTGGCCTTGCCTGGCAGGAGGCCCTCGATGACGCGGTCGCCAGTGGCGTAGCCGCGCATCGAAACCCCGTAGCCGGTGAACAGGCCACCGGTCTTGCCGGTTGGTATGTTGCCCATCGCGCCCTTCGGGCGATAACCGCTGCTGGAATACGTGCCGCCTGAGGAATCCTCGTATTTGCCATGGATGGTGAACCATTTGTCCGCGATCTGCATGTTGTTCAGGCCTTGGAGCACTCCGATGGCCTGATCGTCGTTTGCATAGATATAGCCGGTTTTCGAGTCGATGGTCCAGCCGTTCGCTTCGGCCACCTTGGCCAGCATGTCGCTGTTGTCCCCCTGCAGCAACCCGGTTTTCGGGTCGATGGTGGCACCTGCGGCGATGGCCATCGCATAATCGAACTGGGTCTTGTCCAGATCGAGTTTGCCGGTTTTCGGGTCGATGGTGGCTCCGGTGGCGTCGGCGATCTTCTGCATCAGGTCGGTGTCGTCACCGGTCAATCGCACGGTCTTGTCGTCGATTTTCTCGGCCTTGACCTTCACCTTGTCCAGCACGTCGCTGGCCTCGTCCGTGATCGTAATCCTCACGTCGACAGGGTTAGCGGCCTCGCTGTTCATGGATTCGATGCTCTGACGCAGATTGTCGGCCTCGCTGCGGGCCAAACCGTAACGGTCTGCCTGAGCTGCGGCCGCGTCGGCGCTCATGCCGGCTGCGGTCGCGTTGTCGATGTACGCCTGACGTGCCCGTTCGAGGATATCGCCCGCCTGCTGGATAGCGGCTGCAGCGTCGCCGTGGGCCTGGCCTTCCTCGATGATCTTCTGCGCCGTGCTCTGCGCGGTGGACGCAAGCCCCTGCAGAGCGGACTGGCTGTCATACGCCTGAGACTCATAGCCCGCCAAAGCGTTGCCGTTGTCATCGAGCACTCGTCCGTTCTTCGCGATGCTCTCGTTAAGGTCGAGTATGCCCTGATTGAATTGGGTGACGGCCTGATCCGCGGACAACTGCACTCCCGGCAGGTTGAGGAAGCCTTTCACCAGATCGCCAATGGCGTCGGAGAGGTCTTTGGTGCCTGTGGTGGCATTGTCGGTGCTGTCGGCGTAGTTGTTGGTGCCTTCGGCGGCCGTGTCTCCGCTGGCTCCCGCCTTGGCGACTTCCTCATTGGTTTTGCTGACCTGTTCCTTGGCTTTGCCGACCTGGTCGGAGAGCTTATTGTAACTGTCTCGGATACTGTCTGTCTCCATGATGGACATGCTGTTTTCGGCGTTTTTCAACTGTTCGTTGAACAGTTTTTGCGCTTCCTTGGACCCGTTGACGGCCTTTGCGAACGTGCTGTATTCGATGCCGGCTTTGTCGAGTGCTTCTCCAAGAGAACCTAAGCCGGTGGCGAACTTGTCTCCGAAATCCCATGTCTTGTCCTCGCCGCTGGCGATTTTCTTGATGAGTGTTTCGACGGCGTTCCCGGACTGGTCGATTGCGCTGGAGAATTCCTTGATATTGGCTTTAGCGTCCTGCGTGGATTTGGCGAAGCCCACCAGCAGCGCGCCTGCGACCGTCAAGGCGATGCCCCATGGGCCGCCCAGCGCGGCGAACAGGCCGCTGCCGATGCTTTTCATGCCGTTCATTGCGGTCTGGCCTCGCGTCAGGCCGTTGGCGAGCGTGCCGGCGTTGGTGGACGTGCCGAGCATGGATGTGCCGAGCTGGATGATGCCGTCCTTGAGTAGTGGTGCGGCGGTGATGGCCCGCTGGAACGGGTCCAGCATCAGGCCGAAGTTCCGTGCCGTCTGCGAGCTGCTGGCGTTCAACGGTGCCATGGCGGAGTGCAGGGCGGTGAAGCCGCCACCCAACGCGGTCAGCAGCACGATGGACTGCTGTACGGGCGCTGGCAGTTGGCTAAACGCGTCCACCAGCGTGTCGAGCATCTGCACGACCGAGCGCAATGGGCCCTGACCGCCCTCGCCCAAAGAGATCATGAGGGATTCGAACGAGCCGCTTAGGTTCTCCAAGTCGCCTTTCAGGTTGTTGTTCTTGGCGGCGGCCTGCTCGGCGGCGAAACCGGATTCGCTTACCGCGTCGGTCCAGTCGGCTATGCCGCTTTCACCTTCCTTGTAGAGCACGTTCGCGGCTCGTACCGCGTCGGCTCCGAAGATGGTGTTGAGCGCGGCGTTGCGCTGCTCCTGGCTCATGCCGGACAGGCCCTGCTGCAGCTGGCCGGCCACGCCGGCGAGTCCGATGAATTCGCCATTGGCGTCGTACACGTTGATGCCGAGCTCGTCCATGAGGGTCTGCGCCTTGTCGGTGGGGCTGGCCAGTCGTTGGAGCATGGTCTTGAGGCTGGTGCCCGCGTCACTGCCTATCATGCCGGCGTTGGCGAACGCGGCGAGCGTGCCGGTGGTCTCCTGCATGCTGACGCCCATGCTGTTGGCCACCAGACCCGCCTGATTCAATGCGAGGCCGAGGTCATGGGCGGAACCGACGGCCTTGCCTGCGCCGGCCGCCAGCGCGTCGGCCACCTGAGTGGATTCGGCGCCCGTCAGGTTGAACTGTTTGAGGGTGGTGGCCATGAGTTCGGCGGCGTCGCCTACGGCCATGCCGTCGGACGCTGCGAGGTTCAATGCGCCGCTCAAACCGCCGGAGAGAATATCCGAGGTCGATAGGCCGGCTTTGCCGAGTTCGTTGATGGCGTCGGCGGATTCGGTGGCCGAGTATATGGTGTCGGCGCCGGCGTCGATGGCGGCCTGACGGAGCTGATTCATCTCATCTGCGCTGGCTCCGGTGTTGGCCTGCACCGTCGACATGCTGGCGTCGAAGTCCGCCGCCATCCTGACAGCGGCCACGCCCAGCGCGGTGGCGGCGACACCGGCCGCCGCGATGCCGGTGGTGATGAGCTTCGATTTGCCTCCGGCGGCTTCCATGGTGGTCGCGGTCTTCTGGCTTTCGCCGGACACTTTGGCCATGCCGGCGGTGAAATTGCTGGTGTCCGCGAGCAGGCGGACGGTGATGTTGCGGTTCAGGCCACCGGCCATGGCATATCCTCCTGTCGGATCATCGTGGGTTGATGCCCACGGTCAGTGAGTCAAGTTTCGTGGCGGATTCCGCGGAATGGTCCTTGCGGTATTCTTCGAGCCCGATGCGGCGCATCAGGTCGATCTGACAGACGCCGACCTCGCTCGCGTATTTGGTGGGGGCCAGCTCGTCGTGGCATATGCTGACGGGCATCCCGCAGCGCGGACACAGCGTGCGCTCGTATTCGTCGAGTGCGAGCATCCATTCGCGTTCGGTCGCATCCCATTCGGTTTCCGGCGTGTAGCCGGTGATGCGCCTATGCCCGTCCCTTTCCACCCGATACGACGGTTCCCAGCCGAGCCAACGCTTGTAGCTGATGCCAAGCTTCTGGCAGATTCGCAGTTCCCTTACTGTCTGCGGATTATCCGCGAGGCTGATTCGAGTGCGTCTTTTGGGTCGATGAGCTTCGCATTCAGGTCACGGATCGCGTACCAGATGGGGCTGATCTGGCCGTCGGACAGTTCGGTCATGACGTTGGCCAGCTCTTCCACGGGGGTTTCCGGCACGGTCTTCCTGACCATGAGTCTGACGGCGTCGGCGCAGATGTCCTCGATGTGTTGTTTCGGTACGCCGTTCTCGGTGACGGTGTTCGCCTCGAGTACCTGACGCCACTGGGAGAGCGGCAGCGCCTCCAGGGTGATGCGGACGGTGTCGTCCTTCACCTCGTCGCGCAGCCTGTCGATTTGTTCGGCGATGCGTTTGGCGGCGGCGTTGCCGCCCTCGGTCACATGCTGCGCCCTGGCGCGTTCCAGGTCGGCTCCCAATGCGGCGACCTTTTCGGCCTTCTCCTGATCCAATATGAGGTCGACGTCCACGCGCTTGCGCTTCACTTCCAAAGCCATGATTATCCCTTTCTGAAAGTCTGAAAACCTTTCTGAGAGAGAGAAGAGAGACTGCCTGTGCGGGGCCAGAAAGGCTTAGAATCCCCGCACGGAAGAACTTGTCAGGCTGCGGTCAGCACGGCGGTCTCGGACTCCCAGCCGGGAGCCTGAGCGAACAGCGGGATCTGACTGCGGATCATGGTGTTCGCATCCGGGTTGATGACCTTCTTTTCGCCGCACTTCACGCTCACGACGGTGAGCTTCTGGCCGGAGGCCAATGGCGCGTTGGTGGCCATGCCGCGGCGACGCACGATATAGCCGGACGCGCCCTCGTGCATGAGGGTGACGGCCTCGTTCTGTTCCTTGTGCTCCGTGTTCGTGTTGTCGATGACCTCGATGCTGATGTCGCCGGCGCTCTTGCGGCCGGGGGCCCCGAAGTCCTGCACGGTGTTCTCGCGCTGGTCGGACACGGTGTCCTGCGACGGGTCGAAGCTCCAGCCGCCAAGCATGACGTAGTTCGAGATGTCGGTGCCGGCCTCGAGCTCGATGATGGTCGGGGCCTTGATGTTCTTGATCGCCGGCACCCAGATGGTGGTGATGTTGCCCTCGGCACTGGTGCCGGGAATCTCTGTACCCAGTTTCAGGGTCATGATGCGCTCCTTAAAGCAAAAAGCCACCCCCGTATGGGGTGGCGTTGAAGGCTTTTGGTAAATGATTGGTTGATTACGGTCGGCTCCACGTGAATCGGAACCGGAGGACGCGCACCTGGTAGCGGCGCGCGGTGTCATCGGCGGTCAGACCGGCCGCGTACGCGCCGGAATCCTCGTACAGGGTGAGCTGGCCGACCGTGTAGCCCGGCGGCCGGGTGGGGGAGCGGTTCGCCAACGCGGGAATCAGCATGTCGTCGCACCAGATGTTCACGCTGTCGGCGGTGGTGCTGACGGCGCGAACCTCCAGGAGCGCGGAGTGTGCGGTGAACCGCATCGTCTCCGCCGCCACATGACGGTCGGTGGAGACGCGCGCGATGATCCACGGCGGCATCTCCGACTCCAGCGGCTACCCCTGCAGGGGGGGCATAACACCGGACCGGAATGGCCAGCTCACAAGCCCTTCGCGCGGGCGGGCAGGGAGGCCAGCAGGTCGAGGACCGCATTGGTCAAGTCCATGACGCTCATAATCCGATGGCTCCTATCAGCATGTCGTCGGCCGCGTCTCCCACGTATTCGGCGAGCGTGGGCAATTCCTGTTCGGCGAACTGGTAAAACCAGTGGGTTCCGCCGCCTTTCGCGGTGCCGAAGAACGCGATGTTGGCCAAGTCGGAGGCCCCGCCGTCGCGGGGGCTCACGTCCGCGTACACAGTGGTGCCGGTGCTGCCCATTTCGTAGCCGATGCCGATACGGCTGATCGCGTAGTTCGATGATGTCTGCAGGTCGGAGATGACGCCTTCCTTGACGTTTTGCGCGCCCTTCTTCACCGCCTGCGCGACCTTGACCGAAGCCATGGCGTGCGCGGCGGCGACACGACGGCCGAACGCGGTCAGCTCCGAAGCGTCTATGGTGATGTCACTCATTGCTGTTGCCCACCTCCTTCACGTTCCACCGGCATGCGGTGGAGTGTGTCTTCTCGGACTGCATGTTCAACAACCGGAGTTTCCTGCCCTTGAGATTCGGGTCATCGGCCTCGGTTATCTCGCACACGTCACCCGGCAATAAACCCATGGTGCCGTAGGGGAAATGCACGTACATGCTCCACACGGGGGTGACGGCACCCAACGCTTCGACGATGCCGCCCTCCGTGTTCTCGGCGGCCAGACCGCCCGAGGTCTGCACCTTGCAACGGCCCTCATACACGGTGTTCGCGGCCGGTCCCACCAGTCCCGTTTCGGGGTCGGTGACCGGTTTGCCCATGTGGGTGACGCGGCATTGGTCGGTCATCAATGATTCGGCGAGCTGTCGGCCTCGGTTGAGGATGTGCTGCACGTTCATCGGAACACCCCTATGGCGATGCCTCGCATGCCGAACCTGTTGCGGAGGGCTCGTTTCGTGCCCTCGGGCAGTTCGAGTGCGTCGATGATCTCGGAGTCGCCCTGACGGTAGCCGATCTGCACGTCGTCGATTCGTGCGTATGATTCGTCGCGGTGAGCGCCGGGGCCGCCGTTCGACTGCTGGACGAGTCCGGCTGCGACCATGCTGCACACGAGGCGCACGATGTCCGGGGGAACCGGGTCATAGCCGGCGAGCATGGTGACGGTGACGGAACAGGGGACCATGTTCGGCAGGCTCCACAGGCTTTCCCTGTACAGGGCGTTGCCGAGCAGCTTCCAATCCCCGGTCTCCTCGCCGTCCATGAGCACGCGGCTCACGGAAATCACGGGGCGCATGGGCAGGTCGAGCCTGCGTGAGGTTTCGCCGGGGATGGTCACCGTGTATTCGCCGCGTGTGATGGGGCACCCTGCGGCGTCGCGCACCGCTGCGGAAACCGATTCGAGCAGCTTGCCCGCGAGCTTTTCGTCCGCGTATTCGATGCCGTATGAATCAAGGTCCTTGACCGTTGCCAGCGTGTCCATGAGTCACCCCCTATGCGGTTATTCGGCTTCGCCCACGTAGGGCATGGCCTCATAGCTGCCGGCCATCACTTGCCCACCTTGAAGTGTACGGTGGCCAGCGCTTCGGGGCGCACGACCTTCGCGCCGTACAGGTGCAGGCCCTTGACGATGTCGTCGAAGCCCTTCTCCTTGCGGGTGGCCTCGACCTTGGCGATCTGCTCCGCGAACGTGGTGGCCGCGTTGGTGCCGGCGATGATGACGTTGCCCTCATCGGTCTGAGCCGAGGCAGAGCCGCCCTTGGCTGCGGGAGCGTTGTTGGACTTGAGGATGGTCATGCCCGCGGCCTCGCCGACCACGCCGTTGAGCAGCGTGGAATGAGCGGACTCGGCGCCAGCGACGAAACGGCTGTCCTTGCGCAGCAGACCGTAGAAGTCCGGGTTGACGATGACCCAACGGCCCGCGTCTGGCACGCTCTGCTTATCCAATGCGGTGGCCAGATCCACGATGGTGTCGTACGCCTTGGTGGCGGTGGCGCCGGAAATCGGGTCGAGCTTGCTCTTCGCGCCTGCTGCCATCAGGCCGGCCAGGTACTGGTCGGTCAGGTCGCGCAGCTTGTAGGCGGCGTCCCGGGAATATGCGGCGGTCAGGTTGTTCATGGCCTGGCGCTTCTCCACGTCGTCGATTTCGAACGCGAAGTACTTGCTCTGGTTGATGACGAGTTCGCCGGCGTCCTTGTCTGTGGCCGGTTCGATGGTGATGTCGGTGTGGGCCGTGTAGTCGCCGATGCTGATGTGCGCGATGCCGGTGATGTGCACGGTGTCGCCGTAGTTGGCGATGTCGCCCTCGTAGTCGCGGTTCACGGCGGAACCGTAGACGAGGTTCTTCTGGAGTTCCAGCAGGATGTTGGCGCTCCACAGTTCGGGAATGAAATTGGTGATGGCCATTTAAGGCCTCCTTCCGTTAGTTGGCTCCGAGCAGGTCCTTCAGTCGCCCGTCCTGTTGGGCTTTGACGATTTCTGCGGGGCTCATGGTTTTCAGGTCGTCTCGGGTGAGCTGACCCTGATGGCGGTCGCCGTCCCGTGTTCCGCTGGGCGGCGTGATGTTCGCACCCGAGGGTGCTTGCTCGGCTTTCCCGAGATAAGGTTTCTGTTCCAGCAGTTCGCCGATCGAATTGGCGATGGCCTGGCTGTCCACGCTTCCGTCATCCGTGACGGTGAACTTGGACAGGTCGAGGTAGCGCAGGGCGTCGGCCGGGTCGGTGAGCTTGCCGCTGGCTGCGGCGCGGACTTCGGCCTTGAGGATGCGCTGGTTGGCGGCGGCAAGGGCCTCGTCCTTGACGGCCTGTTCCTTCCTGGCGGCCTCGTATTCGGCTTCCTTGCCCTGCAGGGCGGCGATCTGTTTTTCGAGTTCGTCGACCTTGTCGGCCTTGGCGTAGGCTTCGTTCAGTTTCTTTTCGAGGTCGCGGTTGACTTTCCGCTGTCCTTCGAACTTCGACTGCCAATCCTCGCCGCCGGTGTTCTCCGGCTTCTTGGACTCGTTGTCGCCTGTCTGCTGGTTCTGGTTTGCGGGATCCATGTTCTTCCTTTCGATTCGCTGGATCATTGCTGGAAAATCTGTCCGCCGGAGGTGACCCATCGGCGGTATTCGCGTTCGCACTGGGCGGCGATTTCGGGGGTGAGGGGCATGCGGCCATCGTTGGGGTTGCGGCCCTCCAATACGGCCTCGTAGCGGAGCTTCGCGGTCTGAACGCGCTTCTCGGCGGCGGTCAACAGTTCGACGCGCCCCTGCCGGTACGTGTTGTCGTGCAGCCACATGCTTTTGCGGATCTCGGGCACCTTGCCGCGCCAGTCGTTGTCCACGTAGTAGCCGTTGGCCTTCAACGCGGCTATGGTCTTCTCCCGGTCGCCTCCGGTCAGCGAGTAGATGCCGTCGATGGACAGGCGGCGTTTCATCCTCCGGCCGGACTGCTGGGCGTATTGCATGCTGGCCCACCCGTATCGTGTGGTGCCCTCGCTGGTGGTCAGCGCCGTATAGCCTTTGCCCACCCTTTGCATGCCGCGTTTCGAGTTGACGACCTGGTAGATGTCGGCGCCATCGCGGATGGCCTGCGCGTAATTCGCGCCGAAGCGCTTGTCCTGCTCCTCACGGGAGAGGCTTTTGAAACCCTCCATGGGGTCGCTGATCCACCCCTGTTGTTTGGCCATGCTTTGACTGCAGGGCACGTGGCGGCCGTGGCAGTGCGGGTGGCGCAGGAACCCCTCGTTGAAGCGGAACCACTTGCCGGCCAGCAGCATGCATCGGTCGCAGCAGCTGGCGGACTCGACACGCACGTAGCCGACCTTGGGACGGCTGGTGATGTCCAGTGATTCCGCCTGGCGGGCGGTGTCCATGACCGCCAGAGAGGTAAGCATGACCAGCAGGTTGCGCCCATATTCCAATGCCTCCAACGGGGAGCTGCCGGTGCGTATCGCGTGCAGGGCGGCGAACACGGGGGATTGGAAGTAGGAGGCGATGTCGAGGCCGGACGGAGCCCAGCCTGCGAATGCGTTCGGGTTAGCCAAAGCATGGGGAGTGACGTACACGCCCTGTTCGGCGAGCATCATGCCGCTCGCGTCGATGGCTGTCTCCGCCGACTTGGTTTGGATGGTGGAGAACAGGGTGAGGAAGTCGCGGCTTATCGACTTCCACGACGCCTGGATGTTATTGGCGTCGACCCTGTTCCATGTTCTGCGTGCGGCTCTGTCCGCCGCCAGCTCCAAGGTCGCCAGCCGTTTCTGACTGTAGGCCAGCACCTGAGATTCGACCGCCATCAGCGCCTCCGATCTGCAGGGCACGGTTCAACGATTCGAGTTCGGGGTCGGCCATCTCGTCGGCGCGCATGCGCATGATGCGCTGCACCTCGTCCGAGCTTTGGCCCATCTGCTCCGCGACCCATTGGATCGGGAAGCCGAGCTGCTTGTATTTGAGCATCGCGTCCGCCATCAGGGTTTCGCTGCGATACTGCGGGGTCGCGAACTGCACCTTGGAGTCGGCGATGATGTCCGCCTCGTCCGTGTCGTTTTCGTAGCGCATGGCGATGCTGCAGATGTCGCGGATGGGGGATTTCAGGAAGCTGATGCGTTCGATGGTCTTGGATACGAGGCCGGCTTCGGCGACCTCGTAGCCGGTGGCCGGAACCTCCGCGTTCGTCAGCAGGTAATGGCCGGGGGTGCGTGTTTCGGCGGCGATATGCTCCACCGCTTTTTCGATGACCGGGATGAACACGTTCAGGTTCGAGCTTGACCATTCGCCCAGGTTCACGTTGTCGCCGGTGAACTGGTAGATGCGCTCCAGCACCTGCTTGTCGAGTTCGATGGGCTTCTCGCCGACCTGCTGTCCCTCCTCGTTGTAGACGGGCTCGACGAGCGGGTCTCCGCCGAGGATGACTCGTGCCGGCAGTGAGGCGTAGTCCAATGCGTTCAGCAGGTAGGCCCATACGACGTTGACCGTGTCCTGCATCGATTCGACGTGCGCGATGTCGCTGATCGGCGCATTGTCCAATAGCATCTGGTTGCGGAACTCGCGCAGGGGGATCGTGTCCAGACCGGTGGGCTGAGGGTCATTCATCTTCCAGCCGTACACGTCGGGCGGCACGCGCTGGTCGGTCAGATCGAGCATCTTCTTGCGTTCCATGCTGACCGTCCAGCCGGGCAGCATGAGGGTGCCGTACTCCTTGTCGTCGCCCTGCTGGATGAGGAACCCGGCTGACGGCTGGCCGGTGCGCGCATCGTAGATGACTGCGGCGCTGTCCGGGTGCTCGAACGTGATGCGGGCCCTGCCGTCGACCTGCGTGACCAAAGCGAACGCGCGGCCCGTGGTGGTCATCATCAGCGCGGCTTCCTGAAGTCCGCGTTCGAAGTCGTTGCGGTCGAGGCATTTCATGATGCCGGTGCCGAGCTTCACGTCATCATAAGGGACGAAGCCCTTGAACTTGATGCGTTCCACTGGGGCCTGCGCCACGGGGAGGCACCAGTTGTCGGAGAAGTCGGAGAACCGGTCGCTCATGTAGCGCTTGAATTCCTTGGACGCGAACTTGAGCTTGCCGCGTTTGCCCAAGACGTAATCGGTGTGGGTGCCGATGCTGGGTCGACGGAACTGGATCTTATCGGCCAGTCGGTTCGCCAATGCGGACAGTTCCTGCTGGCTGTATTCCATCAGTACCTCCTTCTGGTCGATGATCCGGTAAGCATGTAATTGTGTTTGCGAGCGCCCCAGCCGGCGGCTCGCGCGTCGCATGCGGCTTCGTGGGCGAGCACGCTGGTCACGGCGGCGTCTATTTTCCTGTTCTGCTGGGGTTTCGCCAGTCCGTAGCGTTCCAGGGTCTTGGCGACCTTTCGCGCGTTCATCATGTGGGTGCGGGTGACGGGGCAGCCGTCCTGTGTGATGCGATGTGTGGTCAGGTCGGCTTCGAATCGGCGCAATGCCTCGTAGACGGCTCCGATGCGGGAGCTGCCCGACATGCTCCATGGCATGAATTTCTTCGGCCCGTAGGCGCGATCCCATGCTTCTATCTCCGATTCCCATGACAGTTCGTCGCGGAAGCCGGGGTCGCAGTAGGCGCGTTCGATTTTGTAGCGGTCGTTGAGTTCCGCCCATGCTGCGGATACCTCGGCGCGGGGGATGCGCCCGCCCCACTGCTTCGGGTTCCAGATGGTCGCACGCCGGTCGGGCCCGTATCGGGGAGTGAATATCAGCCCGTCGAGGGTCTCCATCTTGATGCATGTCCAGTCGTCGTTCTCCGAACCGTCGAAGCCCGCGCATACGCGCGTGCCTTTTGGCGGGTTCGGCAACCAGAGTTCATGCGCCGGCATAGCAGCTCTCCCACAGTCCGTCTTCGAGCCATGCGCCGCCGCCCTGCACCAGACGGTTCCCGAAGAACCGTTCCGCCTGGGTCGGGTCGGTCTTCATCAGCGCCTTGGCTTCCGATTCGATGGAGTTCAGGTCGACCCATGGTGAGCCGCGGTACACGTATTCGAGCATCTTCAAGCGTTCGGATTTCAGATTGAAGTCCAACGGCCGGCCGTCGCGGTGACGCAATGATTTCGCCAGATCGGGGTTCCGGTAGAACACGAACACGTCGTCCTCGGCGTTCTCGAACACCTGCTGCGCGTAACTGTCCTCGCCCGGATCCCATGCGTTCGTCCACGCATGTGTGCGGCCGCCCATGCCGGCGGCTCCTCGGCGCTGCGTGGTGGCGACCGCTATCATGCCGTTCGATTTCGTGTACAGGCCGGCCTCGTCCTGTTCGGCGTCCGTGATCGGATTGCCCAGACGGGATTTCGCCGAGGCGGTGACCACGTCGATGCGATCCAAGTCCAAGGCGTCGGCCTCGCCTTCGCGCCCCGGCTGCAATATGCGGATGAAGGTGTCCCTCACGCGCATGAGCTCCTTGAGCGGGCCCAGCAGGATCGTCGCCACGAGAGGACGGTAGATGTTGCGTACCTGTTCCTCGGAGTTGGCGGTCAGCTGGATGAGCGGCGACGGATGTCGACGGCCTTTCGGCTCGCCCGGATTGTACGGCCACTCCCAGCCGCACGGACAACCGTTGTCAGCGCAACGGTACACGTCGCCTTCCTGTGCCCAGCCATCGAAGATGGTGGGCCCGCAGCCCTCGGCGGCGGTGAAGAACGCCGTGCATGGCCCCTTGCCCCATTTCTGCGGTCCGACGGTCAGCGTCATGCGGTATTCGAATGCCTGGTTGAGTACCATCGGGTTGTCGACGGTGACTTCCTCGGGCGGCACATATGGGGCGTCCTCGCGGATGCGCCAACGGTTCGCCGCCAGCCAGTACTGCCAGTCGGACAGCACCACTGGACGGCCTCGCAACGGGCCGTCAGGCTGCCGGCAGTGACGTTCGATCCACGCGCACACCAGATGCCCCAACGTGGGGAAGTCGATGAGCCATGAATCCTCGTCAGCCATTGCCGCTCATCCGACGCTGGTACACATGCCTCGTCTCGTCCATGGGAGAGCGTTCGGCGGCCGATTCCCGGTTCAGCTCCTTGGCCCTGCGGCGCGTGAACTCCGAATCGACTGGCTTCCGCTCGGCCTCGGCCTCGATTTTCCAGCCTAATGCCTGCAATCCGGCGGCGCTCATGCCGACGCGGTCGGAGATGCGCAGCAGCACGGTCAACGCCGTGGGTGCCGGCGCGATCTCGCATGCGGTGGAAAGCCGCGCGTACAACGCCAGTTCGTGAATCATCCACTTGAACTGGGGCAGATGCCAGGCGCGTGCCTGAGGCAGCTTCCACAGCCACTCCCACTTCTCCGCCTCAAGCCTGCGGACGCGCTCGTCATCGGCGGGCTCCAAGGGCCATTCCGGCGGCTTCATCCGGCACTCGGTGTTCGGCAGGCTCTGCAATGTGTATCCGAGCCTGCGGCTCTTCTCGCTGTTCGGGTCCTTGGCCGGCCCGGAGCGTACTCGTTTGCCTCCACTTGGCATGATGTTCACCTCTCGTCATGGCCTTGCGCCCTAGCGACAGATCGACGAGACCGCCCTCGCGGCGGCCCGCCAGCGATGTTTGAACCCTGCGCACCCGACAGACAGCTCACCGGCGGTCCAAGCGGGGTGGTCGTCACCCCACCCCCCTGGGGGTGTTGCCGGCTGTTTTTTGTCGGGATGCACAGTGTGCTTGCTTTATTGTCTGGCGTTGAAGCCTGCTGGTCTTGTTTTGCCGGTTTTTACATCGTGGCATTGTTTGCATAGGCCTCGTCCGAACTTCGGGTCGTTGGGGTTGAGTCGCATGTCTATGAGTTCGATTCGCTCGTATGGATAATGATCCGCGATTGTGCTTGGTTTTCCGCAGAGCCCCTTGTGTTTGCCGCAGCCTCCGTGCTCGGGGTCGCCGGGGCATGTGCAGTATGGGTCTCGTGCGAGCACCTGCCTGCGAAACGATTGATGTCCCTTGGTGTTGTATGGGTTGCGTCCACGGGTACGGGTGCGGTCCCGTTGGGCTCGGGTGCAGGCGTCGCATTTGCGTGCCGGTGTCTCGATGAGGTTCGGACATCCGGGTGTCGAGCAGACTCGCCAGCTCATGTGTGCCTCGCAGTCATTGTGTCCGTTGGCGTGTCTTGGTGTCCTCGGCTTGCATATCTATAGTTATTGTGTTACTATAGATATGTCAGCCAAGGAAAGGAGGTGAACATGGAACAGATCGCGGAGCTGCTCAAGGCCATCGGGGAGTTCCTCTCCGGATTGGGTGCGGCACTCGCACCCATCGCCGCCGTGGCCGTCGCATTGATTGCGAAGAGCAAGCCGCGAAAGCCGCTGAACAGACGGCGCAAGCGGTAACAAGAGCCGTGGATTCCGGATAATCGTACTATCCAGAGCCACGGCTCCACTCCCAACTATTCCATGGAACATCATGAACGGCAAGATAGGAATCATCGCACTCATGTTCGGAGTCGTCAGCCTCGCGCTGGCCATCGCATCCCAGAGCGTACCGGCAGGTGTGTTCGGAATGTGCTCGGGCGTGCTGGGTTATCTGGCAGGAAGGGCAAGCAATGGCGACTGAATATCTCGGCGTCAAGCAGGTCGCAGAACGCCTCGGCATCACCAGTGGCGGCTTGCTCAACCTCAAGCTCCCTGAGCCCGACGCCACGATAGGGCGCACGCGCGGCTGGTTGCCTGAGACCATCGATGAATGGAACGCTCAACGTCCGGGACGTGGTGTCGGAGGGGGGAGACCACGCAAAAACAAAGCATAGATACGCGAAAACCCAGCCACATGAGCTGGGTTTTTCGATACTAATCCACTGACATTATGCGGTCACAGTCAGCTCTTTGTCAAGTCCGCCACTGATGACGAGCCGGTAGACGCTGCTGTATGAAATGCCTTGGGGCGTGACATCAAGCTTGCCTCGGGATTTCCACACGGTGAGCGTATGCCTTTTGACGGTGATTCCCACGTCCGTGAACACCTTGGCTATCTCAGCCGCAGACCCGCGCCTGGAATCATCCCAACACAACGTCTTGAGCCTACGCAGTTTAACCGTCTGCGCTCGCTGTTCCCTCCCGCAGACCGGGCATGTCACCCACTGGTCTGCTGCCCCAGCGATGAGCATGGTCTCGCATAGTTCGCAGGTACCTATCTCGCGGCGTTGCTCCGGCGGGTCCAGCGCAGTATCAACCTTGCGGGCGATGTCGTTGATGATGTGCATGTAGAAGCCGGCATCCGCGAACGTGGCAAGGCGTGCATGACCGGCGCATGCGATGAGCGTGGCCGTCAAGTCCTCGTTGCGTCTGTCTTTGCGCCAGTCGAGTGCGTCGATGCCGCCGAGGCAGCGCCATAGTTCGCGGGCCGTGGCGTCGAGCATGTCAATCAGGTCGAGCACGTCCAAGCGTATCGGTGTCGGGGGAGTGGCGGTCTGGATGCGCACGGGCGAAGGCCCTCCCGGATGCAATGTCGCGTCGAGGCTGTCATGCAATGGCGTGACATCACGCGCCAAGCGCAATAATGTGCCGGCGAAACGCATCTCGCACGTCTCGCACAGCGAACACCCCTCTTCGGTCATCGTCCTGCAGTTCTGGCAGTTCATGCTGAGCCCCTTCCGGCTGGTCGGCTAGAATAGTGTTTGCTTCTTGCCTCGGCCGACCTTGTTGGCTGGGGTTTTCTCATGCTTGAGCTGGCTGTATGGCATATTCCAGATGCGTTTGAATTCGGCTATCTCCTGCTTCGACAGTTTCGGCCCGCCCCATGGCTTGCCTGGCGGGCGTTCCCGTTTCGGCGGTTTGAACGGTTTGACGCTTATCCGGGCGAGATGACACATGTGCATGGCCAGATACTGGCCGTCCGGTCTGATGCCTGCATCTCCGCAGGTGCTACGGAGCAGCGGGTGGCCGACGGAGGGAAGCCACGTGACGCGGGTCAACGGCCGGCCGAGGATTATCGCCACGGTCAGGTCGTCACCCGCCACACACCCGTAATCCCACGACTCCCACACGGTTTCCCGATCCTCGATGACGTACAGGCCGCACCCCTCGCAGACGGTGACCACGAGGGGACTCGTTTTCGGGATGAACGCGCGAAGCCATGCTGGTTTGCGTTCACGGGCGCGTGGCCTGCTCACTCCTCCATTGCCTTTCTTCTTGCCGCGTCGAACGCGATTCTGATGATGTTCTCCAACCACGCGCCGGGGAGCGTGATGAACTTTCTGGTTTCGTCCATGGCGGCGGCAATCTCCTCTTCGGTGATTCCGCGTGACGCTCCGGCCTTGTATCCTCGTCCCCACGCCCACTGCAGGCCACTGTCGATGTACGACGGGTCACGCTGCTTCTGCGCCTCGATTTCACTGCTGATGATGCTCATTCGTTTCCTCCGTTTCGTTGTTGATTGCCGTTTCGATTCGTATGCACAGGTCGAGCGCTTCCCGCCAGCCGGCCTGGTAGCCGAGCACATACGCCTCTGCCGGCGACTCGCTGCCCAATCCCGCTGAGGCCAGTGCGCTGAGCGCCCGTTGAATCACGTCAATCGGTCCGGCCATGGGTCAGTCCTCCCATTTGATGTCCTGGATTTCATGCAGCACCGCTTCGCAGGCGGTGATGAGTACGCTGAGCATACGGCGGCCGTGATGTCCTCTCCGGTCAAGGTTGAACAGGACGGGATGGCCTTGACTCCACTGGTCGATGCCGATGGAGGCGATTGGGATGGTTTCGACCAGATTGGTGTCAGCATCCTCACAGCGGTATTGGATGGTGACGGATTCTTTCATGCTTCCTCGCTTTCAGTCGTGTAACAGTTCGCGTCGAGCCAGTCGGCGATGACGCGGAAGTCCTTGGCCCATTGGATGCGGTTTTCCCGCTCCCGCTCGTCCTTGGGAGCTGGTTTCGGCTCGTCGAAGTTGAGTAGTCCGTATTCGGGTTTCTTCAGATAGTGGCAGCGGGCGCGTCCGCGTCCCTTGCCGGCTTGCTTGTAGTTGATGAGCTGGAGTATGTGCAGCATCTCCAACGCCTTGGTCGGGTCGAAGTTCGGGGTCTCGGGGTCAGCGTCGAACCGCTTCCGAAGCTCGGGCATGGTTCCTTCTCCGTTGCCGAGCTCCCATGCGGTCGCTTCGATTTGCTCCCTGAATGTGAGTGCCATTTCGTGGTTCCTTTCTGACGTTTTCTTGGTTGGGAACAACTAGTGTCGTTGACGTGTTTTTTTGCTGTTCCGGAGGGCCGAGTCGCAGTTGTTCCCGCACCCACCCACACACGTAGTGTGGGTGGGGAGTGCTGGGAACAGCTGGACATCGCTACTCCAGTTGTTCCCGGAACAACTCGGAACAACTGGGAACAACGGGAACAACTAGATTTCGAGATGGTTTTCCTTGTCCAATTCGTTCGCCTCCTCCCTGCTCATACGGTCCACGAAAGCGTCCGATTTTGGGTCGTTCATCTGCCGGTATGGTCTGACGCTGGCGTAGATGTTCCGGTTGTTGCGTCCGGAGCGGTTGCTGATCCATCCGCCTTCGAGCAGCCGGTTGATGGCGGTGAGCACGGTGGTCTTCCGGGCGCTTGAACCGTCGTCCTTCAGCAGTTCGATGATCTCGGTCTGGTTCGGCTCCTCGGGCGCGTTCTCGATGATCCGGCTGATCTTCTCCATGAGCCCGGTGGGTCGTTCGAGGCCGCGCTGTCGCGTGGTTTCATCGCTGGGCATCATGTTGGGGCGTGCGATGGTGACGCGCATGAGTTTCGGATCCGTGCTGTTGATTTCGATGCGTGCGGCTTCGCGCAGGTGGCTGCCGTTGCTGCTCCAGCTGACGGCGCAATGCTCCTCGATCTCGCTGATGCGGTCCTTGCCTGATTTGATGACGATGGTGCCGCGCACGCCCTTGCCGACTGGTTTGGTCATGTCCACCGAGTAGCTGATGCCGTCGATGAGTGCGAGTTTCTGCATGCTGCCGCCGGCGTAGCGGCCCCGGTTGTCCTTGCTTTTGACGACGTGGTCGATGAGTACGACTGCTGGCCCACAGGCGCTGATGAGTCGTGGCATGGTGTTGTACCAGGCGGCGATGTCATCCCCTGAGTTGCTGTCGAGGCCGGCGTAGGCGAGGCAGCTGGTGACGCCGTCGATGATGGCCAGCGTGGCCGTGTCCGCGTAGTCGAGGGTTTCCTTCCAGCCGTCGAGGCTGGTGGGGCTGCTCGGCTTGGCGCTGGGTCGCACGTAGTGTAAATGCTGCACGATCTGTTCGCCGGTCACGCCGAGCAGCAGGAGACGCTTGACGACGTTTCTGGCGGAATCCTCATAGTCGATATAGATCACGTCATGTCCCTGTTTGAGTTCCTGGGCGGTGGCGATCTGGGCGAGCATGCTTTTGCCGCAGCCGGGTTCGCCGTGCAGGTCGTTGACCGCGCCCCTATAGAAGAGGCCTTGGCCGTCCTCTCGTTGGAACACGGTGGGCGTGGGCGGCAGTTCAATGCCGGAAGCGAGCTGGGTGAGGTCTTCGAACTGCCAGCTGGAGGAGGCGTTTTTACTTGCCTCGTGACTTTCCATTGAACCGTTTTGAACCGATGCGACGGGTGTTGAACCGGCTTGAACCGGCATTGTTCCAGTGTTTTGAACTGCTTCCGGGTGACTTTCCTCCATTTGACTCGCAGCCGCGTTTTGGGTGAGTTCGTCGAACTCGCCGGGCGTCATGCGTTCGATTTTCGACTGCTCGCACGGATCCACATGCGATTGCACGCCGTTGACCTTCTCCATCGCGCCACTGAGAATGCTGGCCCATTCGCGTGCCGCCTCACGCTCCTTGCCTTGACGGTCGGGGGCCACCTCGGCGATGAACCGTGGCTTCAATTGGTTGATGGCGTCGAGAGCCCCCCGGTGTCCCTCCTGCGCGAAGTTAACCAACGCCCAGACGGCCTGCAGCGTGGTGTCATGCCTTGAGCCTTTGCTTGCCGGGTTGGCGAGCGTCTTGTTGAGGAACGTGTTGACCGCCTTGCACATGTGGTCGTCGTATTCCCTTGAATACGAGGGAGTTAAAGTGGTCGAATTCGACACTCTGTCGGGTTTGCGCAGGTAGTCCACCCACTTCCATGGCAGTGTCGCCAAGTCGCCGATATGGGGGAGCGCGCCGGAGAATGCGCCGCTTGGCGTGTACCAGCAGTACATTTCGCCGCTCGGGTGGATCGACGGCCAGACCACGGAATACCGGTGGCCGGGCTGCAGGATGTCGACTCCCTCGATGGCGCCGCCCTTCCACGCGAGCCCTTCGGGCACCTTGTAGAACAGGTGGCGTGCCGGCGAATCGATGCCGTGCGACGTGCTGCTCCACGTGGCCGGCAATGCTCCCAGCTCCTGGCTGAGTTCGCTGATGCCTTTCGCCCCGTCTGCCTTGACCTGGTGCCCTTGTTCGGCGTCGATGTCCAGAACCAATACGCCTTCGGGGATGACGATGCCCGTGTTCGCGTTCGGGTTGGCTTGGCTCCACAACTGTATTTGTTCGTCGGTGACGGGTTTGCGGCTGCGTCCAGTGAAACCGCTGGGTGGTGGGGTCTTGCGGCCTTCCGGCAGGGGGATGACCTGCATCCATCCAGCAGCACGGTACATGGGTGCGGCTGCCGCGTATCCGTAGATGTCGGTCATCCTTGAAACTCCTTTGATGTGATGTGAATATGTGTGGTGCCGTGCACGCCTTTGCATGCGTGCCGGCCGCTTGGATACGGCTACGGCGGTCGGGACTGGACTCAGTCCTTGTCGGAATCCTTGCTCTTGTGCCAGCCCAGGAGCACGAGTCTCACGCTCATGAGCTGGAGGCTTTCCGAGTCGACGTCACGGAAACCGTCCTGATCGGAGGCGAGGGAATCCATGTCTTTCATCAGCTCGAGCCACTGGTTCTGCAGGTGTTTCAGCAGTTCGTCCATCAGAATTCACCGGTTTCCGGCATCTGTTCGGAACCCCCGTGGTATTGGGGTTGCGCCTGGTCGGTGACGGCGGTGACCGCTTCGACCGGCACGCCCAACAGGGTGGCGATCTCCTGCGGGCTTTTGCCCATGGCCTTCAACTGGTTGACCTTCATCGGATCAGCCTGCTGCTGTGGCTGGCCGAGCTGTACCTGCTGAGCGGGTTGCGCCTGTGCCGGCGGGTTCCATGGGTCGACCGGAGCCGGCGCATATCCCTGATTCGGGGCCTGCATGGGCTGCTGGGGCGCGTACTGCTGCTGCGGGTATGCCGGCTGGGCTTGCTGCATGCCGGGCTGCTGGGGTTGGTTCATGGCGAGGTCGGCCGGCGACTGGTGTTCGATCACGTATTCGAACAGTTTCGGCGCGTTCATGCCGGGCTTCGCCTCGCCGAAACCGGTGAACGTGGCCGTGAAACGGTCGCCAGGCCGCACTTCTGCGGCCTTCCTCAGCCCGGCGTTGTGCAACGCCTGAAGCCATGCGTGGCGCTGGAGGCCGAAGCCCTTGATGTACACGGTGCGCCGGCCGTCATCGTCCTCCACCATCGGATCGGTGACGCCGGTGTTGATGGTGACGAGCACCTGCATCTGCGGCTGTCCGTCATCGAAGAACTTCGGCTGGCGGGACTTGAAATCGCGGATCTGGTTGGCGGTCACGTTCTCGATGATTCCGCTGATCGATGTGCCGGGCTGTTCGAATTTCGCGCCCTTGCTGCTCTGCGATTCGATGCTGGCAAGCATCTGCTCCGGGGTCATGGACACGGCCGGGCGTGCCGGCGGCTGACCATACCCCTGCTGATACCCCTGTTGGGGGTAACCCTGCTGCGGGTAACCATACTGTTGCTGTGGCTGTCCGAACATGATTGTTTTCCTTTCGTTATTCGGTGAACTGGTATTCGGATTCGATTAGGGGGATGAGTTGGAGCCATTTGTCGGGCACGTCCGGCCACGGCTTCTCGTCGAACTCGGGAAGCGCGCTCATATCCGGCCAGACCCGCCCCTTGCATGAGAAGCACTTGTCGGGGCCCGCCGCTGGCAGTTGCTTTATCCAGCTGTCGCGCACGTCCACGCCGTCGGACTGCTCGATGATGTCCATGAGGTTGACGAGCAGCTGGGCCCGGGCCAACGCCCATTTGCCGGGCTCCGGGTCGAACCTCGTCTCCCAGGGCAACGCATCACCCAGACTGGTCTTGTTGCGGGGCAGGAAATAGATGCAATTACGCTCCACCAGTTCGCCCTCATAGGTGAGTCCCATGCCGTAGAGGCTGGCTTGCACCCGGTATTGCTGGCTGGGTCCGTGCGCTTTGACCTTGGTGACCGTCGTGTTGCCGACGATCTTCCAATCGATGGTGCTGTGGGTCTCCTTGTCCCACAAATCGATACTGCCGGTGACTGGGTAGCCAGCGTGCAATCCGTTCAGATGCCCGACTCTCACGCGTTTCTCGGCCTCGAACCTTTTCGTAGTGTCATTCGGCCATTGACTGTTGGGGCCGATCCACGTGTCCATCGCGTTGAACATCTGCTCGAAGTGGGCGTGCACGCAGGTGCCGATGAACGGCAGCCAGCCCGGCGAACGGCGTTCCGGCCAGCCCGCCAGCTTCGCCGCCAGGCAATGCACGCAATCCGTGCCCAGTTCTGACGGGCCTATCTCACGCTGCAGTTCGCGCGGAGCGTTGGCGATATCCGCTTCGATGAGCTGGCGGATCTCCGGCCACAGTTGCGGCTCCTCCATCGTGCCGATTTTGGTCTTCGGCGTGACGGGCGGCTTGCCCATATCGGGTGCCGTTTGGGTCATGGGCGGCACGTCGACCGGTATCGCGTCACCCTGCTGTTGGGCCTGTGCGACGGCGAGAATGGCGTCATTCATGCTCATGGTTCTTCACCTCCTTGAGAAAGTCGTTGATCTGTTTCCTAATGTCCGCCAACGCGGTTCTGCTGAGCCGTGTAATGGCCACCGCCTCGTCCGAGTTGTCGAAGCGCAGCGTGTAGGTGCGGTCGCCGTCCTTCGCGATGGTTACCGGCATGCTGCCGAAGGCCATCGAATGCACGGGAAAAACCGGTCTTGCCCTGCGCCTCCAGTTCGCGTATGGCCTTGTGGATGCGTCTGGCGACGTTGAGGCCCAGCTCGTCGAGCTGCTCGGAACGGATGACGTACAGGTCGTCGGTCAGCTCGTTGCCGTTCTCGTCGTGCAGGTCGTAGTCGGCGATGGCGCTTTCCACGATCTGGGCGATGCCCAGGCTGGACAGTTCCGCGCTCATGAGACCACCACCATAGGCTTGCCGCTCATCGCGTAATCGGCCACCGCGTCCGCCGACAGCAGCTTCTCCAACTGGCTGAGCGGCCGCGGCCGCAACTGGTAGGCTCCGGGATACTTGGTGGCCGGGTAGGCTTTTTCGAACGTGCCGGCGTTGATGCGGCGCGCGCCCGGTTTCACCTGCACCTTCAGGTTGCCGGCCTGGTAGGTGCCGACCGGATGCGAGTCGAGAATCAGGGATTTGAGATTGTCGATTTCCTCCTGTCGGCTGGCGATCTCGGCCTGCAGTTCGACGATGCGCGCCGCCTGCGCGGCGAACAATCCTTGGCGCAATTCCCCGTCCGGGTTCACGGCCTCCGTGGTTTCAATGGTTGACGTGTCATTCGCAGTCATTTGATGTGCCTTTCACGATGATTTGGGCGTAGGTGGGATACCACGCCGTCTGATGCTTGGTCTGGTTCGTGTGCCGGTTGCAGCAGGTGACCGCCTCGTCCAGTCCGGTGGGCTTGCCGAGCGGCCCGCATGTCCTGCAACGCGGCATCCAAAGACGCCGGTCAGGCATCCTGCCTGTCCTCGGAGGTGAGTCGCAGTCCGGCTATGACCTCCGCCGAAGCGTCCGGGTTGCGCAGCAGCTTCGATATGGCCGCGCCTTCCTTGACGGTCAGTTGGGTGATGGCGATGGCCGACGTGACGGCCGTATGCTGCTCGTTGGTGAGTATGATCTTGTCGGACAGCAACAGTTTGGTGGCCTTGTCGATGAACGTGGATGCGGCGTTCGTGATCCCGTTCGCGGTCGGCACCAGGGCCGCCAGTTCGAAGCTCAGGTCCTCGTCGGATACGAGCGCCTGTTGCACCATGCGTGGCTCGTTGATCGGCTTGCTCATGATTGTTCTCCTTGCTTGTTCGGCTCCCATTCCGGGAGCGGCTTGATACGGATAGAGAGGTGCGGCTCGTACTCGTGCCCGCAACACGTGTAGGGGTCGCCGCTCTTGCGCTTCCGGTAGCGGCCCTTCGACCCGTAGACCCATAGGTCGGGCATCCGCTTGCTGGCGTGGGATTCGACGACCTGCGCGTCATCCACATAGGCGACGCCGTTCAGCGAGTCCAAAACCAGCTTCAAAAGGTTGTCGAGATCCGGACGGCCGCGATGGCTCATCCAGAACTCCGCCTCCAAGCGCACGGGGCATTGGAACGGTTTCGCCTGCGGGTATTTCAACCGGAATTCCGCGAACAGGCGTTCCTCCGCCCTGACGGTGCGTTTCGGTGTCATCGCGTGCCCGTTGTAGACGCGGGGACGCCCCTTCGGCACCGGGTCGCCCGGCAAGCAGAGCGTGAACTCACTTTGTTCCATCGCCGCCCCACTTCAACAGGATTCCCACGAACATGAGCGGCAGGATGACCGCCAATGCGAGCGAGCCGGTTATCATCCACTGCGGCGTACCCACCGGACTGGGGATGCGACTATGCGTGCCGGCGAAACCGACCAGCCAACCCTCGAAGAACGTGAGAGCCAGTAATACGGCCGATTTCTGCCCGTCCGTTAACCTCGGCCGGGGTCGGCGCATACGCTTCTTTTTGCGTAATGCTTCGATGCTCATTCCGCAACCTCCTTGCGCTTGCGTTGGATGGCACGCAGCAGGGTCAGCGACTGGCTGAGGATCATCGACGCCTCGAACGCCAACTGGTTCTCACCCAGCTCGAACAGCGCGTGTTCGAGAGAGCCGGCCGCGTCATGCACGTCACTGGCCACATCGACGGCGTGCTGCCACTGATCGACCGGATGGAACAATCTTTCCTCCACGGTGTCCTTGTCTGGATCGCACGCCGGACAATCGCACTTGCCGGTTTCCGGCTGGCGCGTCTCCTCGTCCAACTCCTTCTCCAACTCAGCCTCTCCTCCCTCAAGCAGCTGCTCCATGAGCTCCTTGAATGACATTCCCTTCGGGATCTCGACGCCGATGGCGTGGATTCCGGTAATCTTGTGTCCTGACATCACTTGTTTTCCTTTCAATGTGATTGGTGATGTTGGTGCCGGAGTGAACCTTGGACAGTGCGACGCCGGCACCTCTTCCTTTTCTCCCGGTTTTGAATCCGGGAAACCCTTATTCGCCGTAGACCAGCTCCTTGCGGCTTATCGCGCACCGCCGGTCCCGGTAGTCGATGACCTCCTGTGGATTCCAAACGAGCCTGCGGCCTACGCGTTTCGGCGCGGGCGGATACCGGCCTCCCCACTTGTCGTGGCACGACCACACGTAGAGACTGCCCTTCGAGACACCGAGGAAGCTCGCCACCTTGGCGATCGGCCAGCCGTCAAGAGACGATTCGATTTGACTACCGGCCATCACGCACCCGCTTCCAAGTCAAGGGGAGTGCAGCCCAGATACTTCTGGATGAGGTACTGCTGGCCCTTGGGCGTGACCTTCGTCGTGAAGTTCAACGACACATGACCATCCGAATGGGCGATCGATGTTTCCTTGACCTCGAACAAACCCAGTTCCATGCTCTTCTGTGTGGGCATGTTCGGGTTCCCGTTGCGCTTCATCAGGAAACCGTCCTCACGTAATTGTTTGAACAACCGGTTCTGGCCGGTCTTCACGCCGTTCTGTTTGAGGATCTTCGCCAATTCGCCGATCAGAATGCTTCTCTTGCTCGTGGCCACCGCGTCCGCGAACAGCACCTTCGGCTTCTGCTCGTCCAACTGCTTCCGTTGGTCTTCGATGGTCTTCTGCGCGATGAGCACCGCGCGAGCCATCGTCTCCTCCGGGGTTTCGCCCTGGGGAATGTAACCGCCGGTGCGACGGATTTGGGGTACGACCTCGTCGAACAGCCAATGCTCGAACTCGACCGCGCTGGGGAGCTTGCTGCTGGCGATCAGACGGTACACGTCGCCTTCGGTGATGAATACCATCTGCTGGATTCCACCGGCCGTCTCAAGGGGGTAGCGATTCGCGACACCCTTGCAATGCTTTGCGATTGCGTCACGGGTGTTGCTGTATCCGAGTGCGGTGGCGACGTGCTTCGCGCAGAACAGCACCGTCCCGTTCTCGGCGGTCACCGTGGCGACCGGGTTGCCCCGAAACTCGAAGGGCTGTACATTGGATTCAGTCATTTTGGACCTTCTTTCAATCTGACATTCGCCGCCGCTCCAATCGGCGGCATTTTTTTGTGGCTAGAATCTGAGCCATGTGGAAATGGCTGGCGGACAACTGGATGGGATTGACGGCGTTGCTGCTGTCCTTCGACGCGGAACGACGCCTGTACCTCTCGACCGATTGGGGAGTGGAGAAGACGGATGGGGACGGGTGGATACTGCGCAACAACGGGTGGCTCACCGAACGAGACATTCGGGTGACGCCGACGGGCGGCGCTATCGTCGAATACCGTGGGGACTCCAAGCTCAAGCGCCATGAGTCCGGCACCGTCATCGTCGCGATGGTCGAGACCTCGAAATCGAGAGACATCCGCGTATCCTCGCGAAGAATCCTGTTCCGGCATTCCCGGATCCTGTCCCTATAGACCCCGGCCCGACATCCACGGGCTCGAGCCCACGGAGACAGAAATCGATGTCTTCCTTGTCGCAGACGACGAGTCCCGTGTATTCGACCCAGCATTTGCCGTCATCAAACACGCGAACCGTCATCGGGTGGCCGTCCAACCATCTGACACGATCCATGTCGATGCCGAGAATACGAATCAGCGCACGGGCCCTCTCACGTTCCGGACCACCAAGCCGGTAAACCCCGACCATCACGCCACCGCCTTCTGCTGCGTGCCCAGTACGAACTGGTCGTTGAGGAAGTCGCCGGGCTGATAGCCGGTGAGCTTGGCGAAAGTCTCGATGTCCGTGAGGGACAGGTCTACCTTGCCGTTGATTCTGCGTGAGACCACGTCCACCGACTGGCTGGTTTGTTTCGCGTAGTCCGCGACGCTGATTTTCCGTGCGGCCATCACTGCTCTGATTCGAGCCGCCGCTTGTTCGCTGAGCTTTGTCACGGTTGCCTCCTTTTGTGTTCCGTGTTTGAGCGATGGCTACAGTATGCACGTTATAACGTGCAGTATCAAACGTCGGCGTGTCGTATTTACGTGCAATATCTCTGTCTTACGTTTTACGACATGCACTTAATTGCGTGTTAGCGTAAATACGCGCTATAGTAGGACATATGGGACATGGAAAGATTGGTGTCAGCGATTTCGCGCTGACGGTAAGCGCCGCCATCAGAGCGCAAATGGGAATACGCCGCATCTCCAACAGGGAAATCGCGAAACTCATCGACCGAGGCGCAACCTACGTCAACTCCAGAATCAAAGACGAGAACGAATGGGCCCTCGGCGACATCGAACGACTCTGCGAACTCTGGAACATGACGCCATGCGAACTCATCGAATCCGTCAACAGCGAGCAGTCTCGTGTGGCCGAAACTCTCAATAAGCTCAAGCGCGGCGATCTCGACATCGCCGCCTACGAGGACGACCACAAGTTTGATGGCGACGGAGATGACCCCGCATGACGAATCCGCTCCCGATATCGCCGCGCATGAGCTACGGGCAAATGCGCCACGTTTTAAGCACGGCGGAGCCCGACCTGCATGTTCGCAGCGCCCAACTGCCCGGCAAATTGGACGGCCTCTATTGCCTGTCCACAAACACCGTGCTTATCGATTGGCGGATCACCTACACGCGCAAACGCTGCGCCCTGGTGCACGAGCTCGTGCATTGGCGGCATGGCGACGACACCACACACGGCTGCATCGGCGGCAGGAACGAGCGACGCTGCCGACGCGAGACCGCCATGCTGCTCATCAACCCGGCCGAATACGCGCTGGCGGAACGCATGTACGACGGCAACCCCTACCAGATGGCCGCCGAACTCAACGTGACCGTACAAGTCATAGAAGATTACAAGAACTGGCTGCACGACAGTGTGGCCGCCTAGAAGAAAGAAGAGAACCGTGACCGAGCCAACCCCCATGCAGGCACAGCAGCCGCCGGCAACGCAGGATAGCCAGCCCGCAGCAGCACCATCCGCGCCAACGCCGGCACCGAAGAAGAAGCTCCCAACGGCGGCCGTCATCGCCATCGCCGCAGCCATAGGACTGGTCGTGGGACTAGCCGGCGGACTCGGAGGCATGTACCTGTACGCCACGCCCATCATCAACCAGCAGAAGTCGGACATCCAAGACCTCAATACATCATTGGACTCCGTCAAAGCGCAGCTAGCCGACGCGAACGAAAAACTCAACCCCCAGGAAGATCCCAACGACACGGGATCCAACACCGACGCTTCGGGCACGGGGGAGACCGCCGTCAGCGGCGGCGTCGAAATGAAGGTCCTCGAAGCCGGCGAACAGCCCACCATCAGCTTCGACACATGCGGCGACGGATGCAGCAACGGCCAATACGGGCCAAAGACACCGGACGCGAACACCAAGTACTGGGTGGCCAAGGTGGAGGTCACGAACAACACCAGCAGTCCGATGGACATCACCTGCAGCTACCCCTATGAGATAGTCGCGTTGAACTCGAAGAACCAGAAATACACGCCCATCAAGAATCTGTATCAGGTCGAAGGCAACCCCGAGTGCAACGCCCAGCTCCAGCCGGGATTGACCAGCACGGTCACCTATCCGTTCCAGGTTCCATTGGACGCGAAGATGGTTGCCATAGCATTCCGCGACGTCGGAGACGTGTATTCCGGCACCGGCGGGGAGGACAACTACTCCTATATAGTCACCGACCCGAATTACGTGGTCAATCGATAGAAAAAGAATTGCCCTGTCGATCTGGAACATCGGCAGGGCGTGTGAAACATCGACCAGCTTGCTTAATTGGAAAGGAGGATGCTTCGCCTCCCCATCATAGCCGATAGGCCTGGCGGAGCTATACCCGAAATGTCAGAAGAACGCGAGTGTGCTGCCGAAGTAGTTTCCGCGCTCCTGCGGGGTAAACTCCAGGGACAGCAGATGGTATTCCGGGTCGTCGGGATCCGGCCCCTCGTCCATGAATCCGAATCGTGTGAACAGGTCCATGCTGGGCTTGTTGCGCGGATCCACCTGGGTGAGCACGAGTGGCGTGCGGTTGAAACGCCAGGCATCGTCACGCAGGCGCACGATAACCGAGGAGAGCAGAGTGTCTCCGAGATGTGTGCCACGCACCTTCAAAGCGGTGGCGATATACGAGATCTGGTAGACGCCCTCATGCTCATCGGTCGTTTCCACGGCTACGCCGTATTCGCAGAAGCCGACCACGTCATCATGCAGGGGAATATCTCCGGATACGACAAGAAGCGTGCGCATGATCCCCTTCGGGGTCTTGCGCACGCTGAGGTCACGTATGTAGCGTTGCGGGTCCATCGCCCATTCGGGGCCTCCAGGTTCACAGCACAGGAACTGCCTGAGGGCCGTCTGATGGTCTCTGGAGCATTCGCGCTCAATGACGAGCTTCAGACCCATCGATGGTTTCCTTCCGGGCCTTTGCCCTGCGTTCCATGTAATGGCGGGCGCTGCGGGTCAGCTTCATCCATTTCTCGTCCACGGCGTTGCGTGGCTTGCCGTCCTCGGGCGGCACGTATGCCGGAATCGGCTTCACGCCGGTATCGGTCATGGTCATGGCCGTCTCCTTTCCGATTTTGGCGTAAAGAGAATATTTTATTAATTTCCCTGTTATCCGTCAAATCTCATTAAAACACATTAATACCAGTTAAAACACGTTAAAACCGAAAACAAGTATGAGCGAGTGAAAAAATCATGGCGAACATCACCAGATACAGGACGGCCAAAGGCGAAAACAGGTATCGAGTCCGCTATCGGAAACCCGACGGCACGCAAACCGACAAGAGGGGCTTCCGCCGCAAGATTGACGCGGAGACGTGGGCTGCGGAACACGTCACCATAGCCAAGGCCACCGGCAGCTACATCGACCCGGAAGGCGGCAAACAACGCATAGGCACGCTGCATGACCAGTGGATTGCCGAAAAGAAGCCGTTTTGGAAGGCGCCTTCGGGTTCCAACATGGACAGCGCATGGAAATGCCACTGCGAGGCCAAATGGGCAGAACGGCAGATAGGCAGCATCACACACGCCGAAGTCCAGGCATGGGTCGGAAGCATAATCGATAAGTCCGGCGCACCATCCGTCAGCCGCCCATACCAGATCATGCAGGGCATATGCAGCATGGCTGTGCGGGACAAGCTCATCTCCTCCAACCCGTGCGACGGCATCGAACTGCCGAGACTCCCCAAACGCAAGGATCGCCGCATCTACCTGACCATTACCAGACTGCTGGCACTCGCCAACGAAGCGTCGAACTGCCGGAAGCTGGGAGAGGAGCGCCGGGCGCTCATACTGCTATTGGGCTTCTGCGGGCTGAGATGGGGCGAAGCGGCCGGATTACAAAGACGCGATCTCGACTTCGACGCCGGCATACTGCACGTGCGCCGCAACCTCGTATACGTCAACGCCAAATGGGCCGAGGGCACCCCGAAGAACCACGAACGCCGTGACGTGCCCATGCCCCGCATAGTCATGGACGCGCTCAAACCGATATGCGAGCAACGCGAACACGAGGAGCGCGTGTTCCGTGACGTGCGTGGAGGCCCTATCCGCAAGCAGAGCCTCGCCCGCGAGACGGGATGGTGGACGCACACGCTCACCCGTCTGGGCTGGAAGCGGGACGATTGGCCGGTGCCTCACGACCTGCGTCACACCGCCGCCTCGTTGGCCGTGCATGCGGGCGCGAACGTCAAGGCCCTGCAGAGGATGCTGGGCCACAAGAACGCGAGCATGACGTTGGACGTGTACGCGGATCTGTTCGACAGCGACCTTATGGACGTGGCCCGTCTGCTCGATGCCGCCGTGCAGGTGGAGACGGGCGTGGAAGAATGTGGGCAAAATGTGGGCAAAAACGTTTTGAAGCCCGTCTGAAACCCTTAAAAACGTTGGAATCACGCCATTCCTGCGAATGGTGGTTTCTTCGCAAGTTGAAGGACGCACTGAGCTGAGAGCGGATGCGTTCTTGGCTCCCCCTCTGAGGGGAGCCAAGTCTGTTACTTCAGCAGGGAGCGGCACATGGAGCGGTATTCGTTGACGTAGCCGCCGCCGAAGAAGACGCAGTGGCCGGCGATGGGGTAGAGCTGCCAGAGCGTGATGCGCTCCTGCCATCCGGCCTTCAATGGATGTACGGACTGGTAGCCCTCGGTGATTTCGCTCAGATAGCTCATACCGAACAGGTGCAGCATAGCCAGATCCTCCTCGCGATGACCGCCATGTGCCGCCGGGTCGATGAGCACGGCCTCGGACTGCCCGGAATCGGCGGTCCACATCACATTGCCGCTCCACAGATCACCGTGGATGCGCGCCGGCTTGTCGGCCGCGGCGCGGCCCATCAGATCCGGCAGCGCTTCAATCACACGCTCAGTCAACTCGACATCGCGCTTATCCAGCTCGCCACGTTTCACACCAAGGTTGACCATCGGGCGCAGACGTCCATCAGCGAAATAGCTGATCGGGTCGGTCCACTCGCCGGTATCCATTTTCACCGGGTCCTGCAATGGTCCGAAATAGCATGTGCCGTTATATCCGTCAGGCGCAGACCCGAAATACTTGGCACCCGCATCATGCATACGGGCCAGAGCCGCGCCAAAAGCTCGTGCCGCCTGAGGTGTGGGGGACGCGCTACCCACACGTTCGATATCCAGATAATCCTTGCCCCAGCCGTATACCTGCACCACGCGCGGGCCGCCTTGCGCATGAGCCGCTCCCAACCATTCGAGTCCTCGACCCTCGCATTCGAAGAATCCTTCCGGTGCGAATGCCCTGCTTTTGCGATACGTGGCCATAATGCTCCCTTCGTCGCTTACGTACTATATCCACTTTCATTGTAGAAGCCGTGGATGTTACCGATTCTTAGTGTTGTTCTACACCCCCTTGGGTAGGGTGTTCATCGTCATAACACATCAAATACTTAGAAATCACGAGGGGTTATGAATTTTTTCCAAGCGATCATTCTCGGCATCGTTCAGGCGCTGACCGAATATCTCCCGGTGTCCTCCAGCGCGCATATCCGTATTTTCGGCGATTTGATGCTGGGCTCTGATCCCGGTGCGGCGTTTACCGCCATCATCCAAATCGGCACCGAACTTGCGGTGATTCTGTATTTCCGTCACGACATCATCAATATCCTTACTCACTGGTTCAGCTGCCTGTTCGGCAAGAACGGCAAGGATTGGAAGGCCCGCATGGGCCGCGGCGACAATTACGCCACACTCGGCTGGAACATTATCGTCGGCTCGATTCCGATTATTATCCTCGGCTTCACTCTGCAGAACGTCATCGAAACCTCGTTGCGCAACCTGTGGATTACGGTAACCGTGCTGTTGGTATTCGGCATTCTGCTGTGGATGGTGGATGCCAAGGCTCGCCAGAACAAAACCATGAATGATATGACGTATCGTGATGCATTCCTCTTCGGTTTGGGCCAGTCCATGGCGCTGATTCCTGGTGTGTCCCGCTCCGGCGGCACCATCACCGTCGGTCGCGCACTGGGCTACACGCGTGAGGCCGCTGTGCGTCTGAGCTTCCTGATGGCCATCCCCGCGGTGTTCGGCTCAGGTTTGCTCGAAGCCATCAAGGCCGTGAAGAACTACAAAACCGATGCGATGTTCCCCGGCTGGGGGCCGACCCTCGTAGCCATGGTCATCAGCTTCGTACTCGGCTACATCGTGATCATCGGATTCCTGAAGTTCGTATCGAACTTCTCCTATAAGGCCTTCGCCATCTACCGCATCGGTTTGGCTGTGGTCGTCGCCTTGCTGCTGATTGTGGGCGTGCTGCCGGCCATCGATCCCTCCGTGGTGGCTGCGGCATAAGACGGGTCGATAGGCGACTCAATATTAATGGTGCTCCCGCCGGCGGGAGCTGTCAGCGAAGCTGACTGAGGGTGGTCACTGGAATATGCCAGCAGAACCACCCTCAGTCTCGCTACGCGAGCCAGCTCCCGTCAGCGGGATATTGTGTATATAGGGCTAATTGCCCATCTGGCGTAGAAACGCTTCCGCTTCTTTGACTAGTTGTTCAGCCTGGGGCGCTCCCAATGAAGCCTCCGCCTCGGCTTTCTGCTGCAAGTCGTAGTCGTGCTCCAAATGCTCCACATAATCATGAAGCTGGTCATTGCAACGAACCAGTATCGATGCCTGCGCCTTCCACTGTTCGGCTTTCTGCTTCAGGTCTGCCGTATCGAAGATGAAGCCGATATACTTGCCCAACGCATCCAGCAATCGTATAGTGCCGGCAGAGCATTCGTCGCTGCCCAAATATTGGGGGATGGACACCCACATCGAGGAATGAGCAAATCCTTGTTGTGCGGCAGCTACATCCAGAACAGTAGGAATGCCCACCGGGCCGTTATACGACCGGTCTCCTTCGCATTGACAGTCTCCGTCGCTGACGGCGATGGGCAACGGACGGGTATGCGGGCAATCGGAGAACATCGAACCTAACGTAATGATCCGATTGACATCCAGCTCATCGGCAATGGCCAGACTCTGGCTACAGTATTCCTTCCACCGATAGTTTGGTTCGGGGGCGATCTGCGCATAGATACGCTTGCCTGCGTCCAACGTGATGTCGTAGAACGTGGTCTGTGGCCAGATAAGATTGGTGCGACCCGAAACATGGCACAGCATAGGACGGGCAACCTGATAGTCATAGAAATCATCACATCTAATATGACGAATCTCGCGGGACTCATATCGCTTGACCAGATGGCGCACCGCGTTCGTCGCCGCCTGACAGGCATCATTCCATCCCTCGAATGCGGCGATCAATACTGCGCCGGTGTCCTTCGCTGCTTCACTCATACCTCTAGAGTAACTGGAATTCATTGCCCGAAGCGCACGCTTTAGCCATAAGCGAGAGTATGCAATTACAGGCGACACGCCGCAGCTGGACGAACTACACGCATGTGAGTATAGTAAACACTCGTGCTTCGGTAGGGAGACCTCGCCAAGGAAACACACGCGGACATAGCTTAGTTGGTAAAGCGCAACCTTGCCAAGGTTGAGACCGCGGGTTCGAGTCCCGTTGTCCGCTCT